GATATGATGCGAGTGCTTCACTGTCATATATTCCGCCCGTCACATCCATCTGGAACCGCTCACCTTTCACGCGGATCTTATCGCCGTTGCGGACTGGCTTCCATTGTTCGCGGTCGATGCACCCAAACGCCTTCCTTATGATTGCCTCAGTCACACACCTCTCCCTTCACAATCCGATCCACATCATCCGCAGACCGAGCTACTCCAGCCCTGCCCCCGACACCACGCACATGAGCAATAAACTTACGCTGCTCATCCGTCACTGCACCATCAGCCTTAGTCTCGACCTGCAACACCACCGGCAGCGACTGGCCTACCATATCCGGCGTGACAGTCACCATGCAGTAACCGCCGCCGTCTGATATGCCAGGGAAGCCACTACGCAGCGCATAGCCATTACGGATAATGACATCGCCTGTCTTGAGTGTGTATGTGCCGTTTTTCTCGACTCTGGTTGCCTTACCTGCCCATGATATGCCTGAGTTTTGCCGCCACAAACGCGCACCCAACGCGGACGCTCGTATCTGGCAGGCTTTGAAGATGTTGGATTCTTTAGCGCCCATTAGATCAAAACCCCATTAATACGGTCGGAAGCAATCCTGAAATATTCAGGATCACGTTCGATGCCGATGAATGAACGCCCAGTATTTTTGCATGCTAGTCCCGTTGTGCCGCTGCCCATCGTGTTATCGAGAACAGTTTCGCATTCGTTTGTGTATGTCTTGATGAGGTATTCCATGAGGGCTACGGGCTTCTGCGTGGGGTGTTTGCCTCTCTCCACTTTAAAATCAAGAACTGAATTTGGGTAGTTAGTATATTCTTGAACGTATTCCTGTTTATGAGAAGGGCGATTACCGAAGCCGCTTTCTTGCTTGTGTCTTTCTGAATTGCGTGAAACTTTAGGCGCATAAACTAGACCCTGAGGGTTGTAGCAAATTCGATTATTTGATTGTGATTTGTGTGTGGAAACACCTTCAGAAAAAACACTAATGATTTCGTGTTGCTTCAAAGGCATATTTTTAGCTTGAGCAAATCCGCCCGGTGATGACTTCCGCCATATCCAATCGTACTTGAACCAACCGAGATTGCTTGCTCGCAGTGCGCTGGAAAATGGCTCCGCTCCAAATAGCACGGCGACTCCGTTCCGCTTCAAAACTCTACGGTATTCTTCCCATAGTCGCTCAAAAGGGATTATCGCATCCCATGAACAAGCAGTCGTTCCATAAGGCAAATCGCACAAAACCATATCAACGCTGCCATCCTTAATATCCTTCATTACATCTAAACAATCACCCAATCTCAAATCAATCATTTCATTCTCCTTTTAGCCTCACTTAGCGCCAAATTCGCTGATCTCCAATCAACACGTATGCCCTTAGTCGGACAAACCTTCATCAACCATCCGACCGCATAACCCTTACTGGCTGCTATGTCGGCCATTCTCTCTAGTGTTTGCGCCCGACCTTGCTTCATACGTGCGGCTTTGCGTTCAATCTCCTCACGCGCCCGTATAACCTCAGGATCGATTGCCTCCATCTCAAGCGCGATCTCAGGCAATGACCTACCCTGTATGTCTCGTGTCGCGTGGCAGTATGGACAGCTAGCACGGTAACGAAAAACCCCAAAGCATTCGCCGCATGTGCATGTCGGAATGACGCGATCTGACTTCTTGAATGCGACCGATCCATCTAGTGACCATTCGCGTTCGGTGTCTGGAAATCCGTGATTGAGTGTGCCGTCATGGTTGACCATGATACCGGCCATGTCAAGGATTACCGCCGTACCATCCTGAGAAGTCATAGGGCGCATGAGCATCTGAATAGCCATTGGCAAAGACTTAGATGGGTTCATGAGCAACACAGCCTGGATTGGCACGTCACGCCCTACTTGCGAAGATAGATCCCATCCTTCACGCGCCAATTGGCAATTGAACAGGACTTGTATTTTACCATCAGCGAAATCGTTGATGGCCTGCAACCTCTCTTTTTCCTTTGTCTCTCCGTCAATAAAGCGAGAAGGTATGCCAGCGTCTGTAAATTCATTTGCATATTCCTCTCCCCGTTTGCGAGATGGAGCGAAACCAATCGTGCGCTTGCCATCTGCGAATTGACGCCAGTATTTGATTGCATCCTTGACGACGAAACGACCATCCATCATCACGTCGATTTCTTTCTTGCTGTATTCTCCGCCAACCACGCTCAGACGTGACAGGTCAGGCCGTACAGGGGCAACAGGCAAATACTTAGCCAATCGGCCAGCCTCAATAAGAGAACGCTCTGTAGGTCCGTGTACGATGGCATCAGCAATGCGCTTGAGTGTTTTACCGTCACCTCTGGCTGGTGTCGCTGTGAGTATGATGATCTTTGCGCCGTATTCCTTGGCGGTATCGATCAGCTTAGCCATCTCGCCGTTAGACCATAGATGCCCCTCATCAACGATAAGCCAATTCACCTTAAGCATTTCAGGACGGCGCATTAGTGCGCCTGCTGTAGCTACGTATGCAACCGACTGGGTTGTGTCCTCACCACCCATAATGTAGGAGTGTTGGATATCGAATTTAGAGAACGTGTTGCTGACCTGTCTTGCCAACTCTCTCCTATGAACGCCGAATATCACTGACTGACCGGCGTTCACTATTCCTTGCGCCATGTATGCGGCTACTACGGTTTTGCCAAAACGACAAGGCGCGCGCAGTATAACCGATTGATGCACCTTGAGCGCCGCCCGTAGCTTTGGCAGCACTTCTTGCTGGTCGGGGTGGAGGGTTATCATACCCTGTTGTTCCATTTATCAACGCATTCCTTTGGCTGACTTTTTAATTTTCCGGCGTCAGGGCCGGACCATTCGTGCCATACCTCTTCATCCCTAACTTCAATCCCGCATGGTTCGCACCAAACGGCCCACCATAAACGCCCATATACGCTGTTCCCCCCATCGTTATGACTAGCTTCACCCCCGCAAAATGGACAAGGTTTCAATTCCATCTCTCTCTCTCCTATTCGTTCAGGGCCGCGTCTATGATCGAAAGATATATCTCTCTGGCATGGCTCCTTGTAATGACTGCGCTAGTCGTCTTATTGGCAGCAGCTAGCTCGTTGTTACTCGGGTCCCTCATCGCCTCCAACGCCGCAGTTGCCAGCGTATCGCAATCTTCTACACTCATCCCGTCAATCAACCCTGTGTCCTGCATGGCGCGGATTATTTTATCGATCATGCGCATTGGGTACCTCACTTAAAATTATGTCAAGGACAGATAAATATCCAGCCTTTGCTTCTTTCCTTGTTAACTCGTAATCCGAAATTTGGTTTGAATCTTCAGGTTTATAATCAAACCGCTTCATCTCTCTAATTGCAGCAATAGCGATAATAATGTGCCTATCTGAAACCTTGAAAATTTCAGGGTCTAGTGCTTTTAGTGTACTTTCGTCTATTTCGGAAAAAGCAATTGCCCTAGCCACTCTCTCAATCATATTCATCTCATTTTCTCCCACTGACGATAAGCATGCAGAATTGATGTGTGGTCACGTCCTCCGAATATCTTACCCATCTGAGGGTATGACAACGTGAACTCCTGCTTCATTTCCCAGATAAGCTGGAACCTAAATCGTGTGATAACTTTCTGTCTCGAAGGTCCAGTTACTTCCTTGTAATCCAGCCCCATCTCAGCGCATCGTTTCCGCAGCCAGTTTCTAGGCGTGTATGATGCACGGTCGCGCCATTTGAAAACATGGTCATCAAAGTGCATATCTACCAGCACCCATCTCGGCAATTGTCTGGCAATGAATGGTACGTAAACCTCAGGCGTTTTTTCAATCTTTGGGTACGGTGGAACTTTACCTCGATTAAGACGATCACGCACCATTTTGTAATGTGCGATCTGTTCGGCGTGGGTGTTGAGTGAGAGGGGGTGGGTCATTTTTTACCACCTATCTGCAAATTTCAAAGCCGCAACGCACTGATCGTACACACGCTGGCATTCAGCAGTTCGACCAGACTTAGGCAACGTGCGGTCTGATAGCTCTACTGCTGCCCAGAGTGCGTCGTACATGTCTTCGGCTGCAAGTCTCTTTTGATTGTAGGCTGCTTGCATGTTGTAATCGGCGTCCATGTTTGTCTCCTTTTCTCCCACCTTTCTACAAATACCATGTTGACTTGTCAATTGGGTTATGCGAGAAAAGTGAAATAGTTTAAAGGAGAATGTGATGGTGGAAATCAGTAAAGCAGAATACGATAAAATCCAACGACAGCTTTCAAAGCTTGCGGCTCTTGAGGCTGGTGGCGTTGATAATTGGGAATTTTATGGAGACTCTCTTGAGGACTGGCATAAGGAAAATGAGGTGGATGAGCTATTGCAGAAGGCAATAGACGCAATGAACGACATAAACGCTTCTGCCGAGGTAAATGAACCGGCTGGAAGAGGATGCGGCTACTCAATTAACTTCGATGAAGAGCAATTTAAGGGCGTCTTTTTTGCCATCCTTGAAGAATACTATGAGATAAAGGTGCGCAAATGACCATCACCTACCACCCCAACCTAATCCAAGGCTCCGATGAGTGGCTGTCGAGCAGACGAGGCCTCATTACAGCCTCAGAAATGTCAAAAGTCCTCACACCAACACTCAAGATTGCCGACAACGCAGACACACGAAGCCACGTATACGAGCTAGCCGCGCAAAGAATCACAGGGCATACCGAGCCAACATACTTTGGAGACGAAATGTTGCGCGGAGTTTCCGAGGAACCACTAGCCCGCCAACTCTACCACGACAATTTTAACCCCGTGACCGAATGCGGGTTTATCACCAATGACGACCACGGCTTTACGATTGGTTACTCGCCGGATGGTCTAGTTGGCGATGATGGGTTGATCGAGATTAAGAGCAGACGACAGAAATTCATGATTCAGACGATATCTGAGGGAGCAGTGCCAAAGGAGCACATGCTCCAGGTTCAAACCGGACTGCTGGTGACTGGCCGTAAGTGGTGCGACTTCATTACATATCATGGAGGATTGCCTATGATGCCGATACGTGTTGAGCCAGATCCAGTTGTGCATGAGGCTATCATTGAGGCATGTGCGGCGTTTGAGAAGAAGATTGCAGAGGTTGTCGCCACATACCGCGCTAGGTTGTCGTCGGTTAAGTGGGTTGAGACTGAGCGCGCACCAGAGCCAATGGACGACATGATTTAAAGGAGAACTATGATGGATACGAACGACGACATATCTGACACGCTAAAGTCAAAATCAAACCAGTGGTGCGCTGATGATCTTACATCAGGGCCGCTTACAATCACTGTTACTGGAACGGATAAGGACTTATCTAATGAACGACCGGTCGCTATTTTCTTTGATGTTGACGGTGGTAGACCGTGGCGGCCATGCCTTACTATGAGACGGCTCATCTCACATTTCTGGAGCCCTAACAGGCAGTCATATGTTGGTAGGTCTTTAACTATATATCGTGACGCCACTGCCGTTTTTGGTGGGCTTCAAGTCGGAGGGATTAGGGTTTCTCATATTGACGGTATCGAAAAGCCTGAGACAGTTGTCTTGCAAGAGAACAATAAGAAGAAAAAAACATACACAATTCAACCGTTGAAGAAGACAGTCAAGCCACTTGAAACACCACGCCAAGACGCCAAGCCAGCAGACCCATACGCAGCATACGGTCGAGAGTTTGCCAGACGCCTCAAGGAAGAACCATGGCAGGCGGTTGATAGCTGGTTCAGTAACACAGAGTCCGACCGTGAAGGGATGGCACCTGAGCGCATTCAGAATATGAAGAACGCATTGGCTGAGAAGATTGAGGAAGGTGGTGAGTGATGGAGATAGAAGACCGAATTAAGCGAGATGGCGACAGGTGGCGGTATATCTACGAGCTGGAATTAGAACTTGAGCGCCGGATTACAAGGCAAGTTTTTATCAGGTGGCTGTTGATTTATTCGTTCGTTGTAACGATGACTGCTCTCTATTTTGCGATGGCTTAAAATAACCCATTGACACCACCAACAACACATGCGATAGTCAGACCAACAAAGGAGATTATCGCATGCACCTCATCACCCGCTACAGAGTAGACAAAGACAATAAATCACTCGGCCCTGATGGTTTTGCAGACCAGGATGACGCGTTTGAATATCGCAGCATTGAAGAAGCGAATGATGATGCTGAGATGTACGATGCCGAAGTTACTAAAATTCAGCGTATGTCACGTACACCATTGTAAGGAGATTGATATGTCTGAATGGATCAAGCATGACGGGAAAGGTATACCCGTAAGAGATGAATGCATGGTTTCCGTAATTTTTAGAGGTGATGAATATAATAAGGATAAAAACGTGGCGTTGGTAAGAAGAAATACCGCTGGATTTTATCATCACGAACTAGAAGATGCGTCATGCTGGATTTGGTCAGAAAAAACACCAGACGAGGATATCATAGAATATATTATCAACCCTGAACGGTATGTTGGATGAGGAGATTAAGATGAACTGGATTATTGAGCAGGGTAAAATTATGAATGTCGTGTGCAAGATGTTGATATGCATATACGCATTTGGCGTAGGAATAGCGATTGCGGTGGGGTTGTGATGAGCAACGTGGAAGAAATCAATAAGG